TAAAATTGTTGTCCACAGCCTCCATCTGGGCCTGATTCTGCTTCGCAAAGTAATCTGTGCGCTGCCTAACCATGTCTTCGGGAGTCTTGCAAAGGAGAAGCCCTCCAATCTCAATATTCCCTTTGAATTTGGAATTTGGATCTGAGTGCATCATGAGTTCCGGGTGGTCTTCCGCTTTGCACGGCTCCCAACCCTCACGGAGTCTTGCAGACATATTGGTAGGGTCAGCCTGACCCATCAACATAGTCCGTACCCACTTGAACTTCCAACCCGGAACCGGATTCGGATCAGGCAGAAGCTGCGGGGGTTTCCACGTCATTTCGCGCTTAGTGATGTCGCGGGTTTCGAGTTCACGAGTCAGACGATTTTCAGCCATTGTTGTTCTCCAGTTTCATCACTTCACGCGCATATGCTTCGGGCGTCAGACCAAGGCGTTTAGCAATGGCTGCTTGCGAAGAAGATAAGCGTATCTGGCGAGGTGCGGTTGTACGTGTAGCTGGCGCAACAACAGTAGGCGATCTGCGGAGAGTAGGTTTTTCCTCCCTCTCTTCCGTTGGAGAACCCGTATCCAAAAATTCTTCTGGAAAACGCTTTCTCATTGTCGAATCAATTTGTCGGTAATATTCCTCGCTACGAGAATCTACTCCCGACTTGACCAATTTTTGGTGCAGTCCAAGCGCGAGGGCGGTCATTTCCTCATTACCTCCAAACCAAGTATTACGCTGACGCCAAGCTTCCGCTTTTGGATCAACAACTTGAGGAGATACTTGTCTCTGTTGCTGTGGTTGTACTCCTGTTTCCGACTCTTGTAAAGAAGGTTTAAATTTTTCTACTTCTCTTAGTTTGAGTTTTACATCCGTTAGATGTTCTTGAGCGTCGGCTAGCAGTGAAGAGTCCCCAGACTCAAAAGCCTGCTTGAGTCTGTCTTTAGCAGCAGCAAGGTCACCCGTAGCAGCACGAGTAGCCTCATGAATAAATGCCCGCTCATTAACACCAAGTCTTTGTTTTAGCTGCTTATTTTCTTCATAAGCCTGTTGGGCAAAACGCAATGCTTCTTCTTTTTCACGAGAAGCAGTTTCTTTAGCGCGACGTTCGTCATGCCAGACTTTTTTCATCTGTTTGATACGATTCTGAACTTTCTCAGAATAGTCATCAAGCTGATCGTTCTCAATTTCTTCTACTATTTCTTTTGGAAGAGGTTTACGATTTTTATCTGAATCAGGTGTGTCATCGACAATCTCAACTTTAAGATCGTCAACGGGGTCTTCTACGTCTTTTTTAATATCTGGCAATTCAAAGTCAGCCATTATCTACTCCTTAACCTGCGCGGCGGATACCACGGGGGTCTTGAACCACCGCTTCCACCGTGTCGTCATTGATGATGCGCCACTCGGTTCCATGGATAAGAACCCTAGTACCGGCGTAAGCCCTCGTGATAATAAAATCTCCCGCCTTGCACCAAGGACCGGTAGGAAACTTTTCTTTATCGGCGTAAGCCATGTTGCCCAGCTTGGCAACATATAGAACCAGCGTAGTCTGGGATTCAACGTGCATAGTCGAGTCAGCTTTCAGGATGCCGCTCTCATATGAGTCGTCAATCTTGGGGACCATGCACAGGATGTGATATCCCTTGGGTTCCGGGATCTGTTTGGCTTTCTCCCGCGCTTCGGCTTCTTCTCGCGTCTCCAATAGCAAAATATCACTCATCATCATCCTCCATACGTTTTGCAAGGTTGTTAATTACGTCTTTAGCGAAGTCAATACCTTGAATAACCCCGCAAAGTCTGTGGTACTCATCCGGGTTTGCTCTTCCAGCGAGTACAGCTTCAGCAGCAAGTTTTCTATGCTCATCAAGATGACGGTGCATAAAACCAAACGCTGATTGCTCATCCATTATTCACCCTGTTTTGGTTGTACCTGTTGCGATGCCTGCATGGCACGGTCTGCACTAGCCTGAACAGCCTCATGACCCATGGAAGTCAGATGCTTAGCTGCATCCAAATTCAACTGCGCGGCCTTATGCTGGTGTTCGACTTTGTGTTTAGTTATCTCTGCGCCAAGGCGAGCGCCATCCAATTCTTGCTGAGACGCAGCAAGATGTGCCTTGGTAGAAGCATCTAGTATGTCTTTCTGGTTCTTAGACTGGTTCTGCATCTGCGCGATCTGCGCCTCAAGCTGTAGCTGCTGCTGCTTGAACTGCTGGTCAGCCTGCTGGGCCTGCTGCTTAAGCTGAAGCTCCTGCTGCTTGATCTGGATTTCCTGCTGCTGCATTTGGATAAGTGGATCCTGCTGCTGCTGCTGAATCTGCTGCTGTTGGGCTTGCGCCTGATTAGTCTGCGTAAGTTTTTGTGCTGCCTGTGCTGTCAACTGAGAAATATGAACCTCAAGTTCAGGTGGCAAATAGCCTGTCTCGTCATCATCAACTTCGCTGGATCCAGCCTGTACCGACTGCGGAGGCGGCGGTAGATTGGCACCCAACTGCGTCTGTATATCGTTGCGATACTTATAAGCCACATGCTCCATGATATGAGACTGCAGTGCCCCAGTAATCTGTGCCGCTTGTGGGTTTTGTCCAATAGTCTGCATCATTACTGGATCCTGCAGCATTGCCATATGGACGCCCAGATGAGCTTCATGATCCTGATACATGAACGCCTTGACAGGTTTTCCCACCATGATTCCCATATTTTCTGAAATAGGGTCAACCGGCTTCATGTCTTCCTTGAGCGGGATGATCTTCTGTACGTTCTTAACGCCTAGCGTCTCAATCATCTGGCGGTGGAGGTATGGAAGGTCGTAGATCTGCGGAGCACTACTGGCTAGCTGGATAACTGCCTGATACTGGATGATCCGCTGGGCCATTGTGCTGGCATTGGGATCAGATACGGGTAGTACATCCACACAGTCGTAATCAGCCCGTTTTGCCGAAGCGAGCCCAACTTCAGGCTCATAGTCATAATCTTCAGGCGTGTTATCACGAATGATTGCCGCAAGAAGCTTGAACTCCTGCTTCATCGTGTAGTGGATGCGGGCCTGAACAGCCGACATCACCTTAAGAACACGTTCAAGCACCGCCATTGTCGTGCCCACAGGGGCATTAGCCGACATATCGGAGACATTTAAGTCAGCCGTAGCAGCAAACTGCCGACCGTCCTGTACTACCTTGTCCATCAGGGCCATGAGAACCTGACTCGGCTCCTTGTACGGAAGCGGCAGGATATTGTCCCGAATGGCCCCTGCTGGGAGGTCTACATCCCTGAATTCTCCGGGGGCAATAGGCGTATCGTCCCCTTTGATACGAAGCCCGCGAGCTTTAAGGCCACCCGGAAGATTACTGAGCGTACCCGCATCGATAAGCTGGCGAAGAAGCGAAGTCGCTGTTTGGGTGTGCCCGCCGATGAGGTGGATAAGCCCGAAATAGTAGAAGCCAAAACCGGGGATGTAACCGTAGTGGACGAAGTGCTGGCGACGGCGCTTGAGCTTGTCTTCTTCCTCCCAGTTGCGGCGGATGGCGAGGACCGTGCTGGTGCCTTTTTCAATGGTGACGACGTAGGGGAGCGCGATCCCGGTTTCTTCGCCTTCTTTGTCTTTGTCTTCATAACCTTCCAAATTTAGGTTTACATGCATTTCCAATAGCTGGAAACGGTCATCAATTGAAGTCTGGTAGCCTTGCTCTGTGGCTTTCTGTTTCTCAACTTCATCCATGACGGTAACTGGATCGCCCATATCAACGTCACAATAAAAACCAGCAACCTGAAGCTTACGCAATTCATTCTTGGTCTTACGCATACGGTGCGTAATGCGCTCTGCGGCTTCAATACTGGGTGCGCCATAAGGGACGATCACGTCTTCAGGCGGGATAAACGGGGCTTCAGGAAGGCTAATGGACGGATTATAGTAAATCTTCTTGAACGCATTACCCGCCAGCGCCACGGTGAGCAGGGTCTTCTCATGCTCCGGACGGTACTCAGGCATTGCCTCAGTAAGCGTATAGTTCATATCCGCTTCAACACGAGTAGCCGCTTCCTTCTTCTCGGGAGTCTCCTTGCCAATGATCTTGGCCCGAACCGGACCCGCAGCGGGGAAAGTCTCCGTGATCATCTCAGCCTGAAACTTGACTGCCGACTCCATGAGGAGCGGGTGGAACACACCGCTGGCCCCCGGCCACGGCTCGGAGCGAGACTCATATTTCAGGCCCAGCAGTTTCAGTCCCTTGACGTAGGTATCCAGCCAATCCTTACGTGCAGCAATATCTGTGTCGTAGTCGCCCAGCAGCTCACTTGAAATGGACATAAGGAGTCCTTCATCCATCTCTTCGGCCAAGTTGGCATCAAACTCTGGTTCAACATGCTCCATGTGCATTTCAAAGCCGGGACCAGAGATGTGCATCTCTTCAGGGTCTACAACTTCTACCGTGATCGGTTCAGCTTCGGATAAAGAACTAAGCCCCGACGGGGCTTGGGATAGGGATTTATCTACGCTCATTGTTTTCTTGCTCCAAAGCCAACGCCAAATTTACGAATATCTTTGCAGGGCAGGGCTGCATCTATGATCCAGTACTTCCAGCCCAGCGTGTACCATGTACCTGTTTTGCCAATATAGACAAACCGGCAAAAAATACCCTGCCAGATAAAATAGAGATTGCCCCACCTGCGGTACTGGATCTTGTCCATCTGCGGCGGGGGATTGAGTACTTTGATGAACCGGAGGTTATTTACCGAGTTCCTGAACGCCGCCCAGACCCAGCGCCGTTTAAACACACCCCATGTGGGGTGCAGTATCCGGTACCAATTAGGGTCATACCCGTCTTCGTCATTGCCAAAAAGCCAGAGCCCCCGGGGGGCCGAGAAAATATTAACTCCGGTAAGAGACAACTTGGTTTTGCCAAACAGGATCGCCACGGGGATAACAAAAAAGCCAACTACCGTCAGGGCCAGATTCGAAATCAGGTAGGCCAGACAAAACAGGAAGCCCAACAGCATGGCTGGATAGATCATATAAGCCTCTCACGCCCGCCGGGACTATAGTCTTCTGGCAGTGTTACGTCAGTGTCTTGACCTACAGGATTATCAGTCTGAACTGGCTGATTCTCGCCTATCAACTTCTGCCACCATGATTTCTCTGGAGGCGGCGGGGCAGGGGCGGTAGAAGCAGAAGGAGCGGGGGGCGGAGGTGCCGGATCACGCAGGTTATCTTTTATAAACCGCAAAAACTTATCGTTTTTTGGAAAAGGGATAGCCGTATCCAAAGTACTCTGATGCGCGGCAGCGTAGTCATCCCCGCTGAGTCCCGTCTCTTTGTTTACTCCGGTTCCATTCCACGCTTTTGGCTCAGGTATATTCAACCTAGCTGCGGTCTGGAACTTATCAAGTAGAGCGGCAGCAAAACCCGCTTGTTTGGGAGAGTGAAAGAACGGATCTCCCATTAGTTTATTATATAGAGCGTTCGCCTGTTTATTGTCAGTATTGTAACTGTTGTACCCAAAGTCACTTCTCCCTTCTAATAGCGCGGTAGCCGCCAAATGCTCGGGAGACGGAATTGACATCCCAATGGCCCGCGCATTACGCAGCGCCTCTAGGTAGCCTTTCATTTTGTCCGCGTCAAACTTCTTGGCGGTATTTTCTATACCGTCTTTCTTGTAGTTGTAACGATAGCCAAAGATCGGATTTTTAATATCGTCGTCAGCCATCAGTAATACCCTCGCATCTTGGATCTGGGAGACTTAAACCATTTCACCGGTTCCGGCTCGTCCGTCGGTAGACGTAGGAACCCTCCTTGTCTAAAGCGCAATAGGGCCAAGGAAGTGGAGTCAACCAAGTCGTCGTTTTTACCGGCTGGAAAGTCGTTGCACTCTTCAATAACCTCCCTAGCCCAACGGCGGTCTGGTGCCCAGACGATGCCTGAACTAAATAGGTCTGATATCGCATTAACGCGACTGATCTTGTCCTGACCACGGCCCGGAGTAAACTCACCTACTGGTACGCCCATCCTCCGCATCTCTTGGTAAAGCGCGGCTCCGTTGGATTTCTTTTCAACAATAAAAGAATCCGGTTTCCACTCCTCGTACTCTTCCAGCACCATTTTCTTCAATTCTGGAAATTCTAACCGTTCCTTGATAGCATTAAGCAAGATTATGTTGTAAGACTTGGTCTCCTCGTTCATGAAGACCCCCCACGTAGTCAGGGCGTTGTAGTCAGCGCGGTTGTTGGTCTCCTGCGCCGCGTCCAGACTCATAATAATGAACTCAGACACAGGAGGCTTATCATCCTCCCAGACCTTCCACCACTCTCTTTTTATAAGAGCGCCTTCTTCGGCTGTTGGCTCCTGCATATACTGGGCCTGCCAGTACCGGGGGTCCATGTCGGCTTTTTTGGACAATAGCTCTTCAAGCGGCCAAAACTCGGGCCAAAGCGGCTGATCATTCAAAATGGCAGGGAATTCAATGACTTCCCATTCCGCCGAGTCTTCGTTGTGCATCATATGGTCGATAACCTGACCGGTAAGATCCAGCTTCGACCAACGAGTCATGACTATGATTATGGCCCCTCCGGGCATCAGTCGCTGGATTGGTCCCGACTGGAACCACTCCCATGCCGGGAGAAATACGTCTGCCCGACCCTGTTTGGCCTCTTGTTCCGAATGAGGGTCATCGATAATAAAGAGGTCAGCACCACGACCGGCAAGAGCGCCACCAACGCCAATAGCAAAATACTCGCCATTAAAGTTTGTGCCCCACCGGCTAGCAGACTTGCTATCCGCCTGAAGTTCGACTTGCGGGAAGATATTCTTATAAAGATCTGATCCGACAAGGTTGCGAACCCTCCGTCCAAAGTTAACCGCGAGATCCGCAGTGTGGGAAGACATGATGACTTTTTTCTGGGGGTACTTGCCCAGAAACCATGCCGGGGCAAGGTAGGAGATCATTTCTGACTTGCCATGACGCGGCGCAATATTAACGATCACCCGTTTTTTCTTGCCCGCTGCAATCTCCTCGAAGATTTTTGCAAGTTTGCGGTGGTGCGGACCTACCTTGTAGCCGGGATAGACATGTTTAATAAAATCTAAAAAAGAGTCACGGCCCAACTGTTTGGTTTTTTCGTTTTGATAGGTCTTCAATAACTCTAAAGTCTTGCGTT